ATCACCCATCACAAAATCACCTTTTTAAATAAGTTATTCTTTGTTCGTCTAAATTTTATCTGTGTGCCTTTTCCATAAAGACTAATGAGATATTTTCTGCTTTCACTTAACATGGCTCTAACATTACCAAAGGGCATAATAACCTCTACAATCCATAGATTATTGCCACCGACAAAATCCTGACCAGTTATGTTGCTATTGCCTTTTTCATATTCACTTGATGCTTCATCAGTAAGCCAAGCCCAAATCATAAAACCCTGTGGGTTATTATCACCATCCCATACACGATACTGATAATTAGCTATGGCAGGTAAGATCAATCTGTAAATATCACTTACCTTGTAACTAGCATGATGCCTAGAATGACCCATAAGCCAAACCATACGGCCTAGTGCTTCACTGTTATTCATTTTAGCCAGTTACGATTTTCGCTGCATCTATTTCTAGTTTTTGTTGCTTCAGTGCAACATCAGCTTCTGTCTTTTGCCTATCAAGTTCTAATCTTGCTATTTTAACCTGTGCATCAGCTTTAGCCTGTTCTGTCTGTGCCTGTACTTTAGCACCCTCAACTTCCACTAACTTATCAGCAGGATTTGCCTGTGGTTGTGGTGGCTCTATAGCTTCTAGGCTTTCTTCTAATTCTCTTGCACCAGGAAATGCCCTAGCAGCAAATAATAACATTTGTTTTGCCTGGTCAAACCCTAATGCACCAGAACTAACCAATGGCCCTACAGATTGTAAAAACTGAACCATAGCTGTTAAAAATTCTGTGCGTGTTTTTTGCTCCATTGCACTATCTATGGCAGCAGATTCTTCTGTATCTATCGACACTCTGTAACTTCTTAATCTATCATCTTGCATGACTGCAACGACCTCTGGAGGAATGGCAATCGCAGTCATCTTTTCTAATAAACTAGGCTCTAAATTCTCTACAAGCAATTCAGCCTTTAGTGTCATTATTTTATCTAAAAACTTCTCAATCGTTCTTTGTCTGTTGACTAATCTCATAGCCCCAAACTGACCTTTAATCCTTTGTGCAGTAGCCGTTTCTCGACTAGCTGATTGACCTCTCATTATATCCGAGATACCAGTTAGTTCGTATATTGTGTCAATAACAACCTGTCTTGACTGATATAATGCAGTTATTGCCTTTATTAAATTATCTAATGGGGCTTCTTGCATAACATTTGCCAGACCACCACCTGCCTGTAACATAGCCATATTATCTACAGGAATAAATTCATTATCCTCTGCATCTGCTAATCTAATAAGTTCAGAAAAACTAGCATCGTAAACACCACGCCTTTTTAGGGCTTCAGTTAAGGCTGCAATCCTTTGTGTAATTAAATCTAATTCAAATAACTGATCTTCATAGATAAATAACTCTGGTACAGGCAAAGTAGTGTCGGTAGTGGAGACTGCATATAACGGCTCTGGCATAGGCCAAAAACCATCTAAATTGTAAGGATCGTCAAAGTCCTCTAATACCTCATCAAACGTAGTGGCAACAAATATCTGTTTGCCTGATCTCTTATCCCAAATCTCATAAATCTCTGCCATATCTGGTTCTGGATTATCCTGATAATCAGACATTTCACTTGATCTATAGGTTAAAGGTATCTGCTCACCTTTCGATCCATAATAATCAACTAAGTCCTGCCTTGAAAGCAAATGCCTAAAAGCAATCCACTTTACATCATCCCAACACCTGGCAGGTGATATAGTTAAATCTGACCAGTTCACATACTCGCATCTAATTGACTGCTCACCTATTTCCTCAACAGGATCACCCTCAATAAACATACCTCTGACATCTTGCTTAACATCTTCCTGCTGAACTTCATTACCCTCTGGATCAAACAATCTTTGTGCAACCTGTACCTCACCCATTTGACCAGGAGCAACCTCACCAATACCAGTAATAGGCTCAACTTTAATAGGAATACGTTGTGGATCACCTGTAACAATAACAGGATCATACCTCATCCTTATAGCACCACGACCAACAATAAGCATATCCTCAATGGCACGTTTTACAGCACTATCAAAGTCATATACATCTAACTGATACTGTAATCCACGTTCCATAACTGTAGCTATGGTTTTACCGATNNACCTTTGGTTTTGGTGTTTTAAAATATAAAGCCGATTTTAACGTATTTACATTGGAATGAAAAATATTCATTCTTGATTCACGCTCAAAACGATTGACGTTATCATCTCTATATCTTTGAACTATACCAGTAGCACGTTCACGCCAGTTTTCCTCAAAACGTCTAGCCTTTACTATCTGATCGTTCCAATAAGCAGCCCTGTCAGCTTTCTTAGTTGGTTCTCTGTCAAATCCATATTCCAATTATAATCTCCACGATCCTGGTCTTGATGCGTTATCTAAACCACTCATCATTTCCTCAATGGTTGGCTTTCGCCAAATATCTTCGTCAATCTCTGGCATTTGTCTTGTAAACGGCCTACTCATGGCTGCATAACGAATTTCGTCTGCTGCGTGATCTTCTTCTGTTGTGTTAATATCTTCCATTCGGTGCTTGTCATGGGTTAAAACTGGTAATGTCCTGATAGAATCAATACAATCCTTGAAAAAGTACATCATCGGTACTCCATCATCGCCCATCAATCTCTGTCTTACCTGATCCCAACCTGCAACCCTAGAGTTGTCAGCACGCCTAAACCTAACACCACACTTACTCAATCTTTCGCCTATACTCGGCCCACCATCAAATTTCCAAATACTTGGATCACCAACAGAGAAATCTATGTTGCCATCACCTCTTTCTCTTGCCCTAATACCTGCTCCAACTTCTTCGGCAGTCATTCTCAAGCCCCTATTCGGCCCTGCTGCTCCATACCACTCACGATACCTAATCAATGCATCATCTGGTATAGTCTCATGCCCTTGTGCCACAGCCCACCAACCAACACTAAATGGTGATGCACTGCCCCAATCAAATGACCTAAACTTTGTCCAATGATCTGGTATGTCAAATGGTCTTATAACGTGTAGATCACGTTTCCAAATATCACCAAAAAACGAGCCAACAACTAAATCCCAATCACCTTCCCTTAACGCCCTGCCTAACTCCTCTGGCAAACCACTAAATGAACTCGCATATGAGGGATCAATATATTTATTGTCAGTCATCTTGGCAGGTATATACATCGACAACCAACCCTTATCCTTTGGATTGTTAGGATCACGCATCGTATGATCGTAAAAATAAGTCTCACTAGGCGATGGATCAATGTATAACGCTTTTAAGAAATTGTGGCTTTGTCCTCCTGGATTAGCCGTCATAACTAATCGTGGTAAATAATCTTTCTGTACTGGCTGAAATGATCCCAACCTCATACGACTCTTAATATATCCTAGCTGATACGCATTAAACTGACCTGCTTCATCTATCAACGCTATGTGTATCTCTGTTCCTTGAATACGATCACAATCACTATCACGTTCCAAATACTGAAACTGAATGGTAGACTTATTGTAAAACTCAAACCTTTTCCTAGTTTCATTAAAACTGCCTAACTCACTAGGCATCTCCATCTTCAACGGCTGAATGTGATTGCTATCCAACTCTGGTAAAGACCTTCTGAAAATAAAAGCATTTAAACCAGGATTCTCTAAACAGAAACCTATTATATCCCAACGACCACTGTGACTCTTACCACCACCTGCTGCCCCACCAAACAATATCTGCTTGGCTTTACACTTGTGCAATAATGCCTGTTTAGGTTGTGGATCGTAATCTAGTTTTATTAGCTTCTTGGCCATTAGGTTTGACCTGGTGGCAATATGTCACCTTCAGAAGCACCACTACCTCTTTCCATAGCTGAAACACCAATAGCACCAACTATTCCATACTTAGCCATTATATCTATGATTTTATCATCAAATATAACGTAATTGTTTTTGCCTGTCTCTGGTACATTTCTAGCACCAACACCTTGATCGGCTTTATATTTTATTCCTTTAGCACCATATTTTGCTAATAGTTTTTCACCAGTTGCTTGTTCACCTCTTATTGCAGCCCAATCGTTTAAAAATCTAACTACATCTTGATCTTTACCAAAAAGCATTTTTTGTGTAAGTTTTATGGCTTCTTGTTCAATGTCTTTCCTACTGCTACTTCTACTTATATAATTAAATAAATTGCTACCATAATCGTCAGGGTCTACTCCAAAGTTTCTAGCATCATCTAAATTAACTTCAGATTTCATTTTGTTTAAAATGTTTTTAATATTATCGCTTTGCTGACCTAGTGGTATATCATAATTAATTAAGTCATCCATGACTGCATTAATTTTCACTTCGTAAGTTTTGCCCTTAGTAAAGTTTTTCGCATCTAAATTTTTTAGAACAGTAAGTTCTCTATTAAGAGATTCTACTATAAGCTGTGATACTTCATCTATTGGCTGTTTTGATTTAAGTTCTTTAAGGTCTTTAACAATATATTGAACCCTGTCATCTATAGCTGTGGATGCTGTTTTGTTAAAATTATACATTTTATCTGCAATATTACTCACAACTTCATCTTGTAGAGTAGCGTCAGAATCTACATCCGACCTATTGATAACCTCTTTATTTTTATAGGTAATGCTTGATCTTTTATTTTGGCTAATTGCATTTTTATAAAAGTTCGCTATGTCCTTGCTGTCAGTAAAATATAAACCATAACCAAATGCTTGTGCCCCTTCTCCTGTATTAATCTTGCTTAAACTAAACTCATCAAAATCAGCAGCACTACCATGAAAAGCAAAGATGCCATCAGACTTATCAGTCGGTGGAACAACTTTGGCTATATCACCTGGTTTAACATCATCTACTGCCTTAGTGGCTTTCGATCCACCTCTTAATGCCTTACCTATCTGACTTGTGGCTTTCATTGCAGCAGCAGGTGCTAACAATAAAGGTGCAAAAGGTGAAGCTGCTAACATTACATCACCACCTGCTCCAAGTGTCTGCAACCCTGCATCTAAATAATTACCACGATCAATGTTCTCACTAAACGATGGTAAAGTCTGTCCTGGATTAAATGGATCAGGTGCAAAACCTAAAACATCCGATATACCTGCACTCGGTGCGAAACCAGAACCAATAGCTAATGCAGGGAATACATCTGTGCCTTGCTTGTCTCTTTGCTCCATCTTAGACAATAAATTACTAAAGCCCTGTCTTGTTGGGGCTGCCATTGCATCACTTGGCTGAAAGAACCTAGAGTTAAATGGATTGTCCTTGTTCTCGGACATTAACTTCTGGGCCATCATGTCTCTGGCAAATTTACTCTGCATTTCCATTTGGTTACCTATGGTTTACGACAACCAGAGAATTGGTTTTTTTGGTTTACGACAACTAAACGACAACCTGTGGTTTTTATTTTTTTGGTGCGTGGGTGCGTGTTTACATATCGTCTTCGTCTTCGCAAAAAGCCTAGCTATGGGGCTTGCCATAGGGGGCTATATTTTATTGAAATAGTCTGTAATAGTCTGTGGCTATTCTGTAATCGTTGCTGACCAACAGTTTAATCGTCTAGTGTAACAGGTTTAGCACCTG